TCTTACACAACCACAACTTCAGGAGCACTATCAACATCAGGACTTTCTGTTGCTGGTCTTTCAGGTGTTGCTGGAACAATCAAGACTCAGTCAGTCGCAGCTGGTACAGCTTCAGTCGCTTCAACAGCTACAATCACAATCACACCTCACGCAACCGTTTCATAAGCTACCAAGCAAAAAGCCCCAGCCAATCGGCTGGGGCTTTTTGTTTAACTTATCTTTTTACGTCTAATTCTCTGTCTCTCTGCTTCTGTGGTTCCAGACCAGATTCCAACTTCATAGTTCTCCACAGCCCACTCTAGGCAAGGGGAACTAAACTGACATGAACGGCATATTGGTTTTACCAACTCTTTAAGCTTTAAAGACTCAGAGAAGTCCTCTGGAAAAAACAGGTCTGAACCTATCTCTCTACAGGGCTGAGTCCCATCAAAGAATGGGGCATTAGTACCACTTGTTCTTTTGCCAGAAGCTCCACGCATTGCATGCGCCGTTTGGGTCATTCTCATCTCCGTATCGTTTTAGGATATAACGTAGCCCATATTTTATCTGTAGTTTTGCTTCGGCGGTCTTGGTGACCTTGTAGTTGCCCCAGGTAGAGGGCATGAACTGTGCGATTCCGTAAGCACCTGAAGACTTGTTTTTAGCCTTTGGGTTGAAATGGCTTTCTTTCATCCATATTTCACGAAGGCACTTCCATTCGCTAATCTTCCAGTCTTGTGCATAGACCGTTAAAAAAGCGAGCGCTTCAGCGTCAAAGTATTTGACGGTGTCACTAGCCAAGGCTTTCTCGGCTGCTGATTTTGTTGTACTTACCTTTAAGTGTGTAAGAGACACAGTAACTACCTTCTCAGGCTTTGCTACAGGCTCTACATCAATTGTTAAAGCGTAAGCTGGTGTTATTAGATGGGCTAGCATCAAAAACGTTACAAGCCCTCCTGCAAACACTTTTTTTAGATTAACCGTTAGATTAATTCTGATATTAAGCATTTCTGCTCCTCTCAGTTGGCAAAAGCCACCTTGTGGGTGGCTTCGTCAGGTTTAACCATAACACGGGAGTTACAGACCGTGTCAAGCCGAACTAGAATTAAATAAAAATATGTTATTTAACATGACAAATCTAATAGTAAATGCGTATAGTTTATACATCGGGTTAGAATACGGATAATATTATCGCTCTTGACAACGCAAGTAATCTATGATTGGTAGCGATATGGGTATTTCTGACTGGGCGGCATTGACCTCCACAGTATTAGGTATAGGCGGGGCCGTTATTCTAGGCATACGCTGGACCATAAAACATTATCTAGCTGAGCTTAAACCAAATGGTGGCTCTTCATTGCACGACGCGATAAGTCGCATTGGACTAGACGTAACCGAGGTTCGTGTATCATTGGCAAGACTTGAAGGTCGCTTCGACCAACATGTAGAAGAAGGAGAAGAATGAACACCAAGCAACTTAAAGCAATGGCGGCGTCATACGGCCGCTCATTCCTTGCAGCAGCAACTGCTGTATACGCAACAGGTAACCAAGATGTAAAGTCAATTCTTATTGCAGCTCTTGCCTCAACACTCCCAGTAGCCATCCGCGCAATCAACCCTAAGGACCCAGCATTTGGCGTGGTCTCAAAGTTTGTAGGCGATTTGCTAGCTAAGGAAGCAGTTAAGGCTAACAAGCTAACAAAGAAGAAGTAAATTTAAATAGGGGGCGGGGTACACCTGCCCCCTTTTTGCTGTACACTTTCTGTAGGAGGTTTAAATATGAAATGCGATAATTGCGTTAATGACGCTGTTTACTATGTAAATGACCCAGGGGTCAATCCTGTACCTTACTGCGCACTTTGCTTGCCACACTGGCTGCAGGACCGCGCAAGTGCAAACCATTTCCCACTTCCAGAAGTTAAAGCTGAGAAGTCAAAGAAAACATCTTCTTCTAATGAGGATAAGTAAAAGACAAGCAGTACAAGTACATCCCGTACCTTCAATGGCGGTAAACCCTAAGGGCCCGTTTCCACTTGAGATTTTTGATGAACCAGAGATAGTAGACAACTACTCTCCTGAGTACGCTGAAGATGGTGGAAACTTTCCTTTAGGAGCTACTGCTCAAAATAACTTTACACCGCCTAAACACTTACGATGCGCAGTGTGCTTAGTAAGAGTTTTAGAAACTGAGACCGAAAACCACATCTGCGAGGACTAATGGCTAAAAAAGACCTAAAAGCAATTATGAAGGCTCGCCTTGATGAGGCCATGACAGCTAATCAAGAAAGAAACTCCAACACAGTTGACCGTAAGATTAACTGGGATATTGAAAGCGATTTTGAAGCTTCAACTGGGGCTACCGCTGACGTTAGTGGTTGGGAAGTTAAAATCCCTAATGATGTTGAAGAGGCGGGTCTTGAGGTGCATAACGCCCCTACAGCTAACCCTAAGCGCCCACGCGCCTATACTATTTCTTACAACTCCAACACAAACACATTAGTAATAATTATGCGCAGCGGCGCTTGGTGGCAGTATAACGATGTCCAACCAAGTGTTTGGATGGGTCTCAAAAACAGCCCATCAACTAACGACTATCTCCCTGTTATTGAAGCAAATTGCTCATCCCACCACATAGCTGATATAGATGCGCTTTCTTCTGGAACTAAAGAGCGCCTTAATTACACAGCTTCTATTGCAAGTAGAATTCAACAGGGAAACCTTCCTACGCTTGACGAAACACTATTTGGTTCAAAGGAGTAGATTTGAAATCATACGGACTAATATACGGCGGAAAACTGCGCTACTGGCATAAAAAGCTGTTTCCTATTATTGAAGTAGGAACTACACAAGAAACTGAGATGCCCTACCGTAAAGGTAAGTGTTTAGTCTTTCGCGCACCTTTTACAGAGCCAGGGCTATATATAGGTATGTGGGTAAACTACCCAAATGTTGGGTGGGATGATGAAGACAAGATTGATAAGATACTATCTGACGCTATGAAAGCTAGAGTAGCTTGGAAGCCAGAGGATGGATTATTTGATGAATCCTTTTAAACGTAAAGAGATATGGATAAAGCCCTTTTCTGAAAAGGTATCTAAACGAGTTGCCAAGATACCTACTATGGAACTTGAACAGTGGGCTGAGCAAGCTACTTATGAAGTTGGCAGGTGCATGTCTTCCTATGCAAAACAAAGAGAAATTGTTTTTTTAGAAGAAGCTTTATTAGGTGCTGAGGCGCTACATGCAGTAGTTAATGAGTTAAAAGTTAGAACGACGCGCCACTAAGTCGCTTTGTCGACAATTGTGCTACACTTACCCTGCCTCTCTTCCTCTTCCCGTGATGGCACCAAAAGGCCCTGGGTTTAAACGCCCAGGCTTTTTGTTTTTCACCTAGACTAAGGGCAATATGGATACAGAATTAGATGACGAAGAGTTCTTTCCTGATGAAGACGAGGACCTAGCTCCCGAAGAAGAACTTGATGAGCTTGATGAGCTCTCTAAAGAATTTGTTAAAAAGCTTGTAGATAAGTGTATTGAGTTTCAAACTGCCCTTGTAGGCCATGAGCTTCACCCATATCAGATGCCTTTAGCCCGAAGAGTTATTGAATCTGTATTAATTAACGATGGTGAGGAGATAACGGCCCTGGCCGCACGTCAGTCAGGTAAATCAGAAACCATTGCAAACACAGTAGCTACTCTAATGGTATTGCTACCACGTTTAGCCAAAATGTACCCAGACCTACTTGGCAAGTTTAAAGACGGTGTTTGGATTGGAATGTTTGCTCCAGTTGAGGGTCAGGTTGAAACTTTGTTTGGCCGTACAGTAAATCGCCTTACCTCTGAGCGCGCATTAGAAATCTTGGGAGACCCTGAAATTGACGACAGCTTGGGTAAGGTCCCAGGAGTTACTAGACAGATTAAATTAAAGAACTCAGGCAGCAGTCTTATGATGATGACAGCTAACCCGCGAGCAAAGATTGAGTCTAAGTCTTTCCATTTGATTGTTATTGATGAGTGTCAAGAGGCAGACGACTTTGTAGTATCTAAATCAATCTCTCCAATGCTTGCGTACTACTCAGGAACCATGGTTAAAACAGGCACACCTACAACCCATAAAAACAACTTTTACCGCTCAATCCAACTTAACAAGCGGAGAGGTACAGGTACTAAAGCTAGACAGAATCACTTTGAATGGGATTGGCGTGATGTGGCAAAGTACAACGCTAATTACGGTAAGTTTATTAAAAAAGAGATGCTACGCGTTGGTGAGGACTCTGATGAGTTCCAAATGTCGTACTCCTGTAAGTGGCTGTTAGAGAGGGGTATGTTCATTACATCCACAATCATGGACGAGCTTGGAGACACCTCCCAAGAAACAGTTAAAGCTTGGCACCGTACTCCAGTTGTGGTTGGAATTGACCCCGCAAGAAAAATGGACTCAACGGTCGTCACGGTTGTCTGGGTAGACTGGGATAGACCAGACGAGTTTGGTTACTTTGACCATAGAGTTTTAAATTGGATGGAAATTCAAGGCGATGACTGGGAAGACCAGTACTTTCAAATTGTAAACTTCTTAAGTGCTTATGATGTATTAGCCGTAGGAGTAGACGCAAACGGCGTAGGTGATGCAGTAGCTCAAAGATTAAAACTACTACTACCTAACTCTGAGGTGCATTCAATTGGCAGTAGCCAACCTGAGCAGTCAAAGCGTTGGAAACACCTTAAAGCTTTAATTGACCGCCGTATGGTTGGCTGGCCCGCACACGCTAAGACACGTCGTTTACGTACCTGGAAGCGTTTCTACCAGCAAATGACTGACCTAGAGACTAAGTTCCAAGGCCCTAACTTTTTAGCCCATGCTCCTCAAGAGGCCCACGCCCACGACGACTACGCGGATAGTTTGGCTATTGCTGTCTGTTTAACTATGGATTTAACAATGCCATCGGTAGAGGTATCAAGCTCCCCGTTTTACAGATAATTTTGACTTTAGCCTGATTTTGTTTGCTTTACGTAGCACACTGTTTACTGAGGTCCTCAAACCAATTAGGAGTTTACATGTCAATAGCACCAGCACCACGCTTTCCAGAAAGCGCAGATACAAATTACGACCGTAAGATGGCGGGAGCTGTCCCAGGTCAACGCGGCCCACTTCGTTTTGAAGAAGGTCTTGCAACAGATACAGATGTTCCACAGTCATTTACAGAAGGCGCAATGCATGGATACATGCCTGCACCTGGTCGTCCAAACCGTAATGCAAACGTCTTTGAAAAGCTTCCAGAAGAGACAATGCGCGAGCGCGCACACGTTGGTTCTGCAGCTTGGGTAGAAGCTCCACAGAATCTACAAGATTTTGCTGCTGGCGGCTTTGCTGACCATGGCGATAACCGTTTTGAAGAGGTATTCCGCAATGGTGCTCATCAAGCGGCTCTTAACCCAGCAGTAGTTCAAGACTAATAAATTAAATAGCAAGTCGTCCCCCTGCTTCTTACGTGGCGGCAGGGGGCGACTGCCTATCTAAGGATTATAAATGGCACTCATTTCAGGTAAAGAAGTAAAAGAAACCCCAACGCAGGTGCCTGCAAACCCTAAACTTTGGAACATGATTACCGCTCAAGCAGGAGCAAAATTTACTAAAAACTCTCCCGCTCGCGGGCACTGGATTCACGCTAAGTACAATCAAATGGGCGGGCAATACGTTAAATCTAAAAAAGAAGTAGACCCTCGTTTTCGTGATTATGCTCAAGAAAAGCGTGACAAAGAAGAAGAGCAAAGGAAAAAGAAGGTAGTTAAGAAAGTTGGCCAGGGCAATATACGAGGCGAACGCTTCATATAAGCCGTCGATATGTTAATATATCGACATTAAGTTTTTACTTATTTTGAAAGAGGTGATTGGTGAGCGGTATTGATTTCTCCCCTCCGAGTTATCGCGCAGCATCCTCTGACTTAACTATCTCAATTTCACCACTTGGTTTGGTGGAATTGGCTGATGAAGAATTTGAAGTACACGGACCGCGCTTAAACCGCTATTCCCTTAACTGGGCTATGTATCTTGGTCACCACTACTCATACCGCCGCCCAACTGGCGAAGCTCAAATCATGCTCAACTACTACAGAGCATTTACAGACTTTCTTATTAACTTCTGTTTTGGCAAAGGCGTTAATTTTGGTTCGTCTAAGTTAACCGAAGCAATTGTTCCGCAGCTATTAGAGCGAGTTTGGGAGATAGATAACAACAAAGCTACTCTTCTTTGGGAAATGGGCCAGCAGGGCGCTGTATCTGGAGACTGCTTTATTAAAGTTGCCTACGAAGAGGCCTGGGTTGACCCTTCTGGCCGTCAACACCCTGGCCGTGTTCGTGTACTCCCACTTAACTCATCTTTTGCATTCCCAGAGTTTCACCCTCACGACCGTGAACGTTTAATTAGGTTTAAGCTTAAGTACCGTTTCTGGGGCACATCACTAGAAGGAACACGTCAAGTATTTACTTACACAGAGATTTTAACTGATGACATCATTGAGGAGTACATCAACGATGAACTTATTGATTCGCGCCCTAACCCTCTTGGCACTATTCCCGTTATCCATATTCCTAATGTGCGTATCAGTGGTAGCCCTTGGGGCCTTTCTGATTGCAATGACATTATTAACATTAACCGTGCTTACAATGAGACTGCTACAGATGTTGCTGACATTGTTAACTACCACGCGGCGCCAGTAACAGTAATCATTGGAGCTAAGGCGTCACAACTAGAAAAGGGCGCTAACAAAGTATGGGGCGGCCTTCCAAAGGATGCTAAAGTTGAAAACCTAGAAGGCGGAGCACAAGGTCTCAAGGGTGCTATGGACTTCATGGGTCTGCTAAAGAAGTCAATGCACGAAATGATTGGTATTCCAGAGTCTGCTCTAGGCCAGGCTATGCCAGTATCTAATACATCAGGCGTTGCGCTTTCAATCATGTTCCAACCTTTGATGAACCGCTACCACCAAAAGATTATTCAGTACGCGCACGGCCTAGAAAGAGTTAATGAGCTTATTCTTATCTCTCTTGCTGTTAAAGAGCCAGAAACATTTACTTGGGACCCTAATTCTAGCCAAGTACCGCTTAAGCCAGGGCAAGCTTCTCAATTAGACCCTAATGACCCAATTACTTTCCAGAACTACGTTAAGTTCCCAGAACCATTGCCACTAGATAAGCTCATTGTTCTTAACGAAATTCAAAGCAAGCTGTCTCTTGGACTTGAGTCTAAGGAAGGCGCGCTTCGCGCATTAGGCGAGGACTTCCCAGCAGAGAAGCTAACTGAGATTCGTCAAGAGCTTATTGAAGATGCTAAGTCCGATGGCGCTCTAAAGATGGTTCAGACTCAAATTGAAAATGACATTATGATGCTAACTGGCATGCAGTCAGCTCAGCTAGGCCCAGGCGGAGCTCCAGCTCAACCTGCAGGCGGAGGGGGCCCTGAAGCAGGAGTTCCTGAATCAGTATTACCTCCAATAATTGACGATGCAACAATTGCCGCTCAAATGGGTGACAAAGCCCTACGAGATAATCTCGTCACACAAGCTTATGGAACCCAACTCCCACAAAGGAGAGTTCCAGAAAGCTATCAAAAATAAAGGTGTTTAGCCTGTAATTTTTGCTAGGTATAGAGAAAATAAACATGTAATACCCCGTTTGGTCATTCGTGCTCACACTTCGGACAACGACCCCTAGAATACAAAGGATATAAGAATGTCAGAAACTGCAGAAAACATGGCAGCTGCTTTTCAAGCAGATGCAGGAATAGCTCCAGTAGTAAATGTGTCGGGCGTTGACGCGCCTACTGTTACCACTACGGAAGATGTTAAGTCTAAGTTCTATACGGATGAAGACCTATCTCGTGTCCGTTCACAGGAGAAAGATAAGCTCTACCCTCAAATTGAAAGTTTGAAGGAAGAACTTAACTCGCTACGAAAAGAAAAAGAAGAAGAAGCAACTCGTCGAAATGCAGAAGCGCAAGCTGAGGCATTACGTGTTAAAGAGGCACAAGAGTCTGAGCTAGATGCAAAGTCTTATGCTGAACTTAAGACCCGTGAGTTGCAGGAGCAGTTGGAGCGTGAGCGTACTGAACGCGAACGAGCCTTCGCTCTTCTGGAGCGCGAAAAGGCATTTGCAGATTTGCAATCTTATCGTCAACAAGTAATTGAAGAAGAACGCGAAAACATCATTCCACAGCTAGTTGATTTTATTCAGGGTAATACCCGTGAAGAGGTCATTGAGAGCGTGGAACGTTTGAAAGAGCGTTCAGCAAGTATTCTTGAATCTGCGCAGTCTGCTATGCAGAACGCCAGGAAAGAAATGAAGGGAACGAGCATCTCTGCTCCTCCCGCTGGACCATTGGAAACTAATATGGAGCAACGTACCTTAACGGCTCAAGAAATTGCAGCCATGCCGATGAACGAATACGCAAAATACAGAGAACGAATCATGAGCGACTCAGCTCGTGGTAAGTCTCGCGGGCTGTTCGGTTAAACCCCCCCAACCCAAAATCTAACAAGGAGTTAAAGCTAAATGGCATCATCCATTACAGGTACAGGCAATCTTGCCGCTGCGCCTACAGCGTATTCAGGTACCAACACACAGCTGACTCAAGCGATTCAGACTATTTGGTCAAAGGAAATTCTTTTCCAGGCCATGCCAATCCTTCGCTTTGAGCAGTTCGCAGTAAAGAAGACAGAACTAGGTGTTGCACCTGGTCTACAGATTAACTTCATGCGTTACAACAACTTGGGCTTTGCAAACAGCCTAGTTGAAGGTGTACGTATGCAGACAAACGCACTTACAGCACAGCAGTTCTCAATCACAGTATCAGAGCATGGTTATGCTCTTGCTGTTTCAGAGCTATTGCTCAATGCTTCATTTGATGACGTAATGGCTTCTGCTTCACGTCTTCTTGGTCGTAACATGGCAATCTATCTTGACCAGTTGTCACGCGACACACTTTATGCAGCAACTTCAACAATCTACGGTGAAGACCGCTCAGGTCTTACAGCCGCAAATGACTGGTATGGAGACGGCACAAAGGGTACAACCCGTGCTTCTATGACAGGTGCATTTAACTTGACAACAAAGACAGTTAAAGATGCAGTTGAGACACTTGCTACAAAGAACATCCCTCGCCTAGGTGAGACATATGTTGCTTTCATCCACCCACACCAAAGCCGTAAGCTTCGTGACAATCCAGAATTTATTGAAGTCACAAAGTACGCAGCTCCAGGAAACTTCATGCTTGGTGAAATTGGTCGTCTATACGACACAGTATTCATTGAGACAACACAGATTCTTAAGGTTGCTGGTGGCGCTGGTGCTTCTTACACCACAGACACAGCTGTTGCTAACCCAACAGTAACTGCTGGTGGAGGATACACAACCCCTGCTACCTTTACAGGTAACGGTGGTTCCGACCGCTATTCAGCTATCTTCATTGGAGATAACGCATTCGGTCACGCAATCTCACTTCCAGTAGAACTCCGCGATGGCGGTATTCTTGACTTCGGTCGTGAGCATGCACTTGCTTGGTACTCAATCTTCGGACTTGGTCTAATCACTGACCAGTCTGTAGTTATTGCAGAAACCAACTAACAACTTAATAGTGGTGGGGCGAGGTTAAGCACGGCCTGAAACAGGGCCACACTCTCGCCCCACTACATCATCCACAGTCACTAATTAGGAGAATACAAATGGCAACAAAGAAGCCTACCGATGTAACTGGTCGTATGCGTGAGCAGCAACTAGAAGACAATTTAGAAGTTTTGCAGGAACGTGCAGCAGAGATGTCTATGGCATCTGCTACTGCGGCTGTAAAGCTTGAAACAGAAGTAATTGATGCAACTGTCCCAGACCGTCAAACTATCATTGTTGATGAGGTAATCACCGTAGGTGAGTCATCAGATAGCGTGGAAATCCGCGTTATTGAAACTATTGAAAACATGACACTTGGTGCAGGTAACAACTACAACTTTAAAGCTGGTCAAAAGTACAAAGTAACCAAAGAAGTAGCTCAGCACCTTAAGCAAAAGGGCTATCTAGCGGGCGTTATCTAATACTACTGTTACATACAGGGGGCGGGCTTTCGGGCCCGCTTCTTCGTTTGTAGAGATTTTTTATTAAATTACCGTCATCATTATACATAACGTAATGTAGGGAGTTCACATGGCTTTGCTAGCTGACCTGCTCTCTAGAGTCCGTTTAGAGCTAGGCGACCAGCAGAAGCAGTTTACCTTTACTGCCGCTGGTGACGGGGCTACTAAAGACTTCTATTTAAATGTAAAACCTGTTGAGCTGACCAATCTATATGTAACTGTAGCTGGTGTGGCTATTGCCTACCCAGCTGGATACACGCTTGAGGGCAGCCTTGGCGTCCTTCATTTTGTTACTGCCCCAGCTGTTGACGCAGCAATTGAAGTTACAGGTACATCTGACCGCTACTTCTTAGATAGCGAACTTGAAGAGTTTATTGACACAGCCGTCTTACAGCACACAGACAACCGCACAGACCAGTTTGGTACCAAAGTCAACATGGCGTCCTTACCTCCTGTTGAAGAGTACCCATTAGCTATCTTGGCAAGTATTGAAGGTTTATGGGCTCTTGCTACAGACTCCGCATTTGATATTAACATTACTGCCCCAGACGGCGTAGTTATCCCTCGCTCACAGCGCTATCAGCAACTGACTGGGATTATTGCCCAACGCATGGAACAGTATAAGCAGCTTTGCTCTGCCTTAAACATTGGTTTGTGGCGGTTGGAGATGGGCACATTACGCCGTATTTCTCGTACAACTAACAAACTAGTTCCTATCTACCTTGCTCAAGAAATTGACGACTCTCGTAAGCCAGAGCGCATCTACATTACTAACGACTTGAAGGGTCGAGTACCTCTACCTTCTTACGCGGGAACCTATGACATCATCCTTTATCAAGGCGATAACTGGTCTGGCACATTTGACTTCCCATTTGATGTAACCAACTTGACTTTTAAAGCTCAAGTCCGAACCTACCCAAACAGCCCAGCAATTTACGCAACATTTACAATCACTAAAACTAATGCTGCTAATGGAACTATTTTATTAACTCTTCCATCAAGTGCCACTAAGTACATGCCCGCACGAGCTTTTTGGGATTTGCAAGCAACTATGGCGTCTGACCCCGACTTTGAGCAAACATATGTTAGAGGTCAAATCTTCACTCAACAGCAAGTAACATTGGCATAGTATGACTATTCCTACCCACGTTCCGATTGTCGTTACAGTCACGCCGCAAGCAGCGCCATCAATAACTGTAAACGACATTGTAGTTAGCAACATAAACCAACCTGCTATCGCGTACACTCATACTCAGGGTACTTCATCTGCGACATGGGTAATCAATCATAATTTAGGTTGGAATCCAAATGTAACAGTACAAGACTCAGCGTACACGACTGTAGAAGGAAACGTTAGCTACACAAATATAAATAGCTTAACGGTTACTTTTTCA